ATGCTGGAACAAATGGGCATTGCCGCGAAGCAAGCCTCGTATAAATTAGCGCAACTCTCCAGCCGCGAAAAAAATCGCGTGCTGGAAAAAATCGCCGATGAACTGGAAGCACAAAGCGAAATCATCCTCAACGCTAACGCCCAGGATGTTGCTGACGCGCGAGCCAATGGCCTTAGCGAAGCGATGCTTGACCGTCTGGCACTGACGCCCGCACGGCTGAAAGGCATTGCCGACGATGTACGTCAGGTGTGCAACCTCGCCGATCCGGTGGGGCAGGTAATCGATGGCGGCGTACTGGACAGCGGCCTGCGTCTTGAGCGTCGTCGCGTACCGCTGGGGGTTATTGGCGTGATTTATGAAGCGCGCCCGAACGTGACGGTTGATGTCGCTTCGCTGTGCCTGAAAACCGGTAATGCGGTGATCCTGCGCGGTGGCAAAGAAACGTGTCGCACTAACGCTGCAACGGTGGCGGTGATTCAGGACGCCCTGAAATCCTGCGGCTTACCGGCGGGTGCCGTGCAGGCGATTGATAATCCTGACCGTGCGCTGGTCAGTGAAATGCTGCGTATGGATAAATACATCGACATGCTGATCCCGCGTGGTGGCGCTGGTTTGCATAAACTGTGCCGTGAACAGTCGACAATCCCGGTGATCACAGGTGGTATAGGCGTATGCCATATTTACGTTGATGAAAGTGTAGAGATCGCTGAAGCATTAAAAGTGATCGTCAACGCGAAAACTCAGCGTCCGAGCACATGTAATACGGTTGAAACGTTGCTGGTGAATAAAAACATCGCCGATAGCTTCCTGCCCGCATTAAGCAAACAAATGGCGGAAAGCGGCGTGACATTACACGCAGATGCAGCTGCACTGGCGCAGTTGCAGGCAGGCCCTGCGAAGGTGGTTGCTGTTAAAGCCGAAGAGTATGACGATGAGTTTCTGTCATTAGATTTGAACGTCAAAATCGTCAGCGATCTTGACGATGCCATCGCCCATATTCGTGAACACGGCACACAACACTCCGATGCGATCCTGACCCGCGATATGCGCAACGCCCAGCGTTTTGTTAACGAAGTGGATTCGTCCGCTGTTTACGTTAACGCCTCTACGCGTTTTACCGACGGCGGCCAGTTTGGTCTGGGTGCGGAAGTGGCGGTAAGCACACAAAAACTCCACGCGCGTGGCCCAATGGGGCTGGAAGCACTGACCACTTACAAGTGGATCGGCATTGGTGATTACACCATTCGTGCGTAAATAAAACCGGGTGATGCAAAAGTAGCCATTTGATTCACAAGGCCATTGACGCATCGCCCGGTTAGTTTTAACCTTGCCCACCGTGATTCACGTTCGTGAACATGTCCTTTCAGGGCCGATATAGCTCAGTTGGTAGAGCAGCGCATTCGTAATGCGAAGGTCGTAGGTTCGACTCCTATTATCGGCACCATTAAAATCAATAAGTTACACATCATTAGTACCTTCCTTATTTTTTGACTGGGACAAATTTGGGACCGATGGGTTCAGGATCGAGTCTATTTGCCGTGCGTGTTCGGTAAGGTGATTAGGTGCAAGGTGAGCATATCGACGAACCATTTCGATAGACTCCCAGCCTCCCATTTCCTGTAACACTGACAACGGGACTCCGGCTTGAACCAGCCAACTTGCCCAGGTGTGTCTCAAGTCGTGAAATCTGAAATCATCAATACCAGCCCGTCTCAGCGCCGCTTTCCAGGCTGTGTTTGCGTCATACCGCATCTTCCTTACTGTTGGCGCTTTCGTTCCGTCTGGTTTGGTACAGCTTTCCTTGTACACAAATACCCAACGGTGATGATTCCCGATTTGTTTTTTCAAAACGCGACATGCAGTATCATTCAGCGCAACGCCAATTGCGCGGTTTGATTTACTCTCTTCCGGGTTTATCCATGCCACCCGGCGCTGCATGTCTATTTGTTGCCATTCAAGGTTGATGATGTTCGAGCGTCTTAAGCCTGTTGCCAGTGCAAATTCAACAACAGACTTTAATGGCTCCGGACATTCATCAATCAGCCTTTGTGCTTCATGGGGCTCCAGCCAGCGGATCCGTTTATTCTTTGGTTGAGGCACTTTAATAATTGGTGCCTTATCCAGCATTTTCCATTCACGCTCTGCGGCTCTTAGTAGGGCCTTTATAAATGAAAGATGCGTAGCCTTCGTTGCAACGGACGCTGGTTTTGGCGTGTATTCTGGAACAGGTTTCCCTTTTTTCTGCATGCTTCTGCCCTGAGTCTCCAGTTTTCCTCATGACGCCGGTTCGTCATTTTCTGCATTGCTGAATAAATTTTTGATTCAGTAATGTCTCTTAGTTGCATTCCTGCGAAATGTTGAAGCCAGAATCCGATCCGGCTTTTGTCATCGTCCAGTGATTTTTTATGTGCTTTCTCTTCAAGCCACCTGACACACGCTTCCTCGAACGTTATATCAGGTATTTCACCAAGTTTGCTGACCCGCCATGCTTCAGCCTTTAGCTTGTCATGGAGTTCTGTCGCCTGCCTTTTGTCCTTTGTTCCAAGAGACTGTTTAAATCTTTTACCGTTCGGCAATGTGAAACTGGCGTACCATATTTCACCTCTGCGGAAGAGTGACATTTTCTTTCCTCTGTTATGCCATCACCCGCGCTCACCTGGACAGTATGCAGCGGAGACTGAAGAGCCGCAATGCAGGCTTGTCGTGTTGTGAGGTAAGGAGATTTATTCTTAGTGGGATCTTTGCGTGTTGCCTGAAGACGCCCTGTGCGTATCCAGTTAATGGCAGTCGGTCTGGATATCTTGAGAAAATGACAGGCCTCATCGAGTGTGAGGCTGTATGGCTCCATTATTTCACCTCTTGCTGTGACATTGTTGAAAAATGGATACCAGCTCGTTGCTGCCAGACGATCCAACCGAGAGTCATATCCCATGCCATGTATTCGTTATCGCCGTTTTTTGCTCTCCGACGATCTACTAAGTCACCGAAACGCTTTTCCATGAATAATTCATAAGCTTCGCGTTCATCTGGTTCTACTTCCAGAGATAGGAGTGCGATTTCATAAGCACGGCGCTCAATATCGTCTCGCACGTCAAGGCTGCTGATACGCTCTTTAATTTCTTTAATCAGTTCTTTGTCGGTAAAAGTGGTCATTATGCTCCAGCCTCCGGTGCTTTTGGCATTACTGCCCAGTGAGTGATATTGACGTTTTCAAGGTCCCCGACCTGAAATGTCCACTGCCATTCTCCGGTTTCTTTTTGTCCCCAGGTGTACCAGAGAGAACGCCAACCAATTAGCCAGCCTTCTCCGTTAGCATCGAATAACAAAACACTTTCATTTGCTGGTGGCAGTTCAGTTGACACTGGTATTACTTTGTTTTCCTGTGCTGCACATTTAGCTTCAAGCGCATCGAATTTACGCACCAGGTATTCAGCATCTGTTTCATTTACTTTCAGATCTCGCGGTACACATCTCCCACGAAGAAACCCTTCCATTTCGAAAACATTCATGCGCATTTGCGTAACTCCGATAACTCGTTAAAGCGTTCCATAAACATCCCGTAGGCATGGCCCGGTGCCAGTGGAATCACGTTGAACATCTCTGTTGCCGGGATACCTTCCAGTACAGGCCAGAAAGAGCCATCATCAAGCCCGAGATCGCGGCGTTCGGTTGCCAGCATGATGAGATCGGCATATTTCACGGGCGTACTCATAACTGGGGGTAACCCGTATTTCTCACGGATTACGGCGTCTATTTTTTCTTCCATTTGTTTATAGTCAGGAAGGAGGCGTTTCAGTGGTGCGGGAATGTCCTGGCAATACGCTTCTGTTGCATCATGCATTAACGCTTCAAAAGCAAATTCCTGCGGCACCAACTGGCTGCAAAGAACCGCATGTTGGGCGACGCTGTAGAAGTGCGAAAGATGACCGGCAAAGCGACAGATATTTGAAAGGGAAACCGCGATATCGTTAATATCGATGTCGTCTTTATTTATCCTGTCATAATAAAAATGCTTCCCGGAATAAGTTTTAATAAATGACATTTTGTTCTCCACGTATATGCGCTGCACCGCGCTGAATTTTGGTTAAAGAAAACCCTCGCCATCAGGCGATTATTGAGTTAATTACGTTTCCATAAATGCCCCCGCAGGGGCATTTGCAGTAATGAAATCAGGCGATGAAAGTACCAATAAAGGTTTCTACTTTGCTGTCTTTAAATTTCTCAACAAGCAGATCACGAAATTCGTTAGCCATTTCTTCCTGCACCGCTTCCAGCTGAATAATACGCAGAACCAGTACAGGACGATCGCCAGTGATAATGCTGAGGCGTAATTTAAACGGACGTTCTTTCAGGCCTTCAAACGGAACGCATTTAAATTCAAATGCCACTGGCATAATGTCTTTGGTCTTCGCTTCGACAGACTCCATCAGGGAGCGTTTGCCGCTGAAGTCATTGTCTTCAAAATCAGCGGTCTGGTTCGCTTCAATTGTGATTTTACGGATCGCCGCAGCCGCTTTGGTTGCCTGAATGGCGTCACCATTAGCATCAAAGCCCACAAGGTAGTCGGCCCAGTCTTCAATCCATTCTGCCAGTGACTTTTGGGAGTTACGCTCGCCATTAACAGACAACAGAGCAGAGAACGGTGCTGTCTTTTTCAGTTTGAGAGTGGCGGTGTTATCTGCGTGACCTGGTTCATCAATAGTACCCAGGTTAAGCACACTGACGGCACGCATATTATCGGCATCGATAAAGCAGCGGGTGCCTTCATCTGCAAGATCTTTAGAATAACGGGTAAAGTCATCGATGCTGGCAGTGGAAAGTGCACCACGGAAACGGAAGCGATTTAAATTAAATTTTTCCAGATCATGAATGCGGAAATTCTCAGGCAATGCCACAGCATCGGCACCAATCTTACTGATAATTTCATTAACACCCTGAGCAGAAATAAGGGCATGGATTTGATTAATTGCGGTTGCGTCTAAGTTCTGAGACATAATAAGTCCTCACTATATAAAGATATTCAGTGATGAGATAAATAATCAGTTAATTAAGAACGATATTAATGACCTGCTGCGCGTAGTTTTCCGTCAGGTTCACCGGCAAGAGTCAGTAATTGTCCCTGGTCTTCCTGCAGAATAGTCAGGCGACCACCGCGATTGACATACATCGGTGTTTCGGTGGTGTCTTCTTCGGAAATTTTCCCGCGGTTAGTCGGGCGAACATATGAGAGTTTGTGTTTGATTTTCACACGGTTCTCATCAAATGGTTCGATTTCCAGGTTGAGCGAGACCTTACCTTTGGTTTTCGTGTTCATCACACCGGAAGCGACTTCACTGAGAACTGCGCCGATTTTGGTTTCAAATACGCCGCCGTCCAGCTCCCCGATAAATGCCTGCACATCAGTACTGCGTTCGCTAGCCATTTTGCTGCTCCTCATCATATCGACCCTGCAAGGTCGGTTAGTTTCTCCACAAAACAGAGAAGAACACCTGCGGTGACTGCCGCCCGGATGGATTGGGTTATGAGCCCGTCGTCCGGTGATGCTCTTCTCTGTTTTGTAAAAAGGACGGTACCAGCCGGAAGCAAGGGTACAAGCTGGTACCGCCAAGACTACACACAGCATAAAGTTGTGGTGCCGGGTGCCTCCCGGTGCCTGGCGAAGGTTGCACACCAGGCGGGTGGGTATCCACAGAAGGTCGACTGTCAGCCTCAACCTTAACCCGCGTGCGCTGAGCCGCATTCACCACAACGCTAAGGATTCTCTCTGGTTGAAAATACTTAGCTGTTATGTGCCTGCTTTTAGCCACATCAGGCGAGGTGGACCTGGTTATTCCCCAACAACAAGGATTCGGTTAATCTGGATATCCCCAACAACAATAAGAGTATTCAATGTGATCGCTGAATTAACGGCAGCAATGACGGCTATTCGTGAAACAGCCCAGATTGCAAAACTAATGAACGAGGCAAAAACTCAAGCTGAAGTAAATGCGGCTATTGGTGAGCTGAACTCAAAGCTTGCGTCTATTCAGCGCGAATGCGTGTCTCTCGTTGAACTGGTGGGCTCTTATCAAGAAATAAATGCTTCTCTCAAAGCTAAAATTGCAGAATTCGAAAACTTTGAGGCTCAGACGGAAGGCTATATCCTTAACCAACTTGAGTCGGGTACTTTTGTATACTCGAAGGAGGTAATCGTGAACGGTGGCAGCATAACCATGCATCTTTGCCCAAAATGTTTTGGACAAAAGATAGTATCGATACTTCAACCATTCCCGGTTAGCGAAGATGAGCTTTTTCATAAAAGCAGGTGCCTCCACTGTGAAAATAAGTTTCTGATGAATAAAAATCCGGATTACGTATCGCCTCCATCCATTGAGGAGTTGTCCAGAAAACTTAACGGCAATCTGTAGATTACTACTGCTGTGGATATCCAGATTGTTAAAGAGCGAAGCGTCCTATAGGGCGCTTTTTTGTTGCTAACGAATCATCCTGGACTTCATATGCTCCAGGCGGCTACTTCGTGGGCGTCCTGCCTGTTCGTTGTTTCGCTTGGGTACATTATGTATCTCAAAGGTACATTGTCAAGTATAAAAAAACCTGCCGAAGCAGGTTCATAAACATTGATTAGGCTTTGATTTTGTATCTTCTTGGTTTTCCTGAGAAAATCACTGTACCAATTATAGAGCAATTACCGTTGATCTTAATGTAAGGCTCAGGCCAGTTTGGGTTTAACGCTTTGAGATAACGCTGTGTCCCATCTTCTATCAACCTTTTGAAGGTGGTTTCGCCTGTATCGTGCATCAATGCAATAACGTCGTCACCGTGGCAGGCAGGTACTTCAGGATCGACAAAAATCATGTCTCCCGGGCGGTACTCATCAATCATTGAATCACCTATCACCCGCAAGATATAAGTCATTTCCCCACAGGGTACAGGGCAGGGATACGTTTCTGCTGTGCTCAAATCAACCTCAGAATATCCAACTTCTTTCCATGCTCCGGCCTGTACCCATGATATGACAGGGACTAATGTGATTTGTTTATTAGTGATTGAAACATCAGGTTTTTTTGTGATGTTCGTTGTCTGGTGTTCTTGATCGAGCCATCCGACAGGCAGGTCGAAACATTTTTCGATGTGTCGTGCCATGCTGTCACCGATATTTTTAGTAGCACCATCTCCCATAAACCTGCTGGTCTGGGTTGGCTCGCGATCAATCATAGTGGCAAAGGAAGAATTCCCGCCAACACCATCTCTCAGTTTTCTGGCGTTAGACCGCCGGATGTCATGGATTGTTTTCATAACGGAATTAAAACCCTTGTACCGTTAAGGTACAAGTATCTTGAAGGTTCATTTCAATCATGTAATATGTACACCGGAGGTACATATTGTATGAAAGCGTATTGGGACTCTTTAACCAAAGAACAGCAGGGCGAGTTGGCCGGAAAAGTTGGCTCAACACCTGGCTACTTACGGCTGGTTTTCAATGGCTATAAAAAAGCCAGTTTTGTGCTGGCTAAAAAACTTGAGCAATGCACGTCAGGTGCAATTACGAAATCTGACTTAAGACCGGATATCTATCCGAAAGATTAGCAGAACACTTTCAATTTTTAACCACAGAACGATGAGGCTAACCGTGGGTAAGCATCACTGGAAAATAGAAAAACAGCCTGAGTGGTACGTGAAAGCTGTCAGAAAAACTATCGCGGCGTTGCCGGGTGGTTACGCTGAAGCGGCTGACTGGCTCGATGTAACAGAAAACGCTTTATTCAACCGCCTTCGTGCAGATGGCGATCAGATTTTCCCGCTGGGATGGGCAATGGTTTTACAGCGTGCTGGTGGCACTCACTTCATTGCTGATGCTGTGGCGCAGTCTGCAAATGGCGTCTTTGTGTCTCTTCCTGACGTCGAGGATGTGGACAACGCCGATATCAACCAACGCCTGCTGGAAGTCATTGAACAGATCGGCAGTTATTCAAAACAGATTCGTTCAGCAATTGAAGACGGTGTAGTGGAACCGCATGAGAAGACAGCAATTAACGATGAGCTGTACCTCTCAATTTCGAAGCTGCAGGAGCATGCAGCACTGGTCTACAAAATCTTTTGCGTTTCAGAAAGTAGTGACGCCCGCGAGTGTGCAGCTCCGGGCGCCGTGGCGTGTCGTGACTGTGGAGAAACTAACGCATGAACAGTTTAACAACACACTACCGTCGCTCGCAACTGATTGCGCTTCCTGTACCGGGTGGAAAAGCGAAGGTGGAGTATTGCTATGCAGTAAATGTACCAGGTGACAGGGAAATTGTAACCCACAGCTTTGCAGAGTGGGCTGTGGGTGATTTCAACCGGCAGAAGGAGACAGTCCTTTGCGACAAGTTAACCGCTGGTTCAAAGATCACTACGGAGTGCCCGTCAGAGTCATTCGTTGGGAGCCGGAAACACAACGGGTTATCTACCTCCGTGAAGGCTATGAGCATGAGTGCTTCAGCCCGCTCGAACAGTTTCGTCGTAAATTCAGGGAAATAGAGGTCGGTCATGAGCACTAAATTAACCGGCTATGTATGGGATGGTTGCGCTGCGTCAGGCATGAAATTATCCAGCGTGGCAATTATGGCCCGCCTGGCTGATTTCAGTAATGACGAAGGTGTGTGCTGGCCATCAATTGAAACCATTGCCCGTCAGATTGGCGCGGGGATGAGTACCGTCAGAACGGCTATCGCACGGCTGGAAGCAGAAGGCTGGTTAACGCGTAAGGCGCGTCGCCAGGGTAACCGCAATGCGTCGAATGTTTATCAGCTTAACGTTGCGAAGCTTCAGGCAGCGGCATTTTCTCAACTGTCAGATTCTGACCCGTCAAAATCTGACGCATCAAAATCTGACCCGTCAAAATTTGATGCGTCGAAATCTGGCAAAAAAGCGGGTTTTCACCCGTCAGAATCTGGCGGGGATCCGTCAGTAAAATCAAAACATGATCCGTCAGATAAAAAAACTTCTCGTCCGGACGCTTCGCAACCGGACACGCAGACGGCTGAACAGGAGTTTTTAACTCGCCATCCTGATGCGGTTGTATTCAGCCCTAAAAAGCGCCAGTGGGGAACGCAGGATGATTTGACCTGCGCACAGTGGCTCTGGAAAAAAATCATCGCCCTGTACGAGCTGGCCGCCGAATGTGACGGCGAGGTGGTTCGTCCCAAAGAACCGAACTGGACAGCCTGGGCAAACGAAATTCGCCTGATGTGTGTGCAGGATGGTCGTACTCACAAACAAATCTGCGAGATGTACAGCCGCGTCAGCCGCGATCCGTTCTGGTGCCGTAACGTGCTCAGCCCGTCGAAGCTGCGGGAAAAATGGGATGAGCTTTCCCTGCGCTTATCGCCGTCCATCAGCACATACACAGAAAAACGCGAAGACCCGTATTTCAAATCCAGTTACGACAACGTGGACTACAGCCAGATCCCGGCAGGATTCAGGGGGTGAGCATGAGTCTTTTGAATGAAGTTCAGAAATTCATTGAAGCCCATCCGGGCTGTACTTCCGGAGACATTGCGGATGCTTTTGCAGGTTACTCACGGCAGCGCGTTCTGCAGTCAGCAAGCAAGTTACGTCAGAGTGGGCGTGTGGCTCACCGTTGTGAAGGGGATACACGCAGACATTTCCCGCGCCTGACTGAGAGAGCGCAGGAGCCGGAACCACAACCAGTTCGTGAAACCAGACCTGTGCGCAATTTCTATGTCGGCACTAACGATCCACGGGTGATTTTGTGCCTGACCCGCCAGGCTGAAGAACTGGAGTCCAGGGGCCTATACCGTCGTGCTGCAACGGTGTGGATGGCGGCATTCCGTGAAAGCCACTCCCAGCCAGAACGAAACAATTTTCTGGCGCGTCGTGAGCAGTGCTTACAGAAAAGCAGCAAGCGCGCTGCATCGGGTGAAGAGTGGTATCTGTCAGGGAATTACGTGGGGGCGTAATGACGACGTTAACTCAATGCCAGCAGCAGGTGCTGGATATGCTGATTTCTTATCAGAAAGAGCGTGGCTTTCCGCCAACCAATCAGGAGGTGGCAACCATGCTGGGATACCGTTCGGTGAATGCAGCGGTGGAGCATCTTCGCGCACTGGAGAAAAAAGGCGTCATCACGATAAAGCGTGGCGTGGCACGGGGGATAACGCTTCATACCGCTGTGAAGGACGACGACAGCGAGGCGGTCGGGATTATCCGCGCACTGCTTGCCGGTGAGGAAAACGCCAGGCTGCGTGCAGCCCACTGGTTACATGAGAGGGGCCTGAAAGTATGAAGCTGATCCTGCCTTTTCCGCCCAGCGTGAACACGTACTGGCGACACCCCAACAAAGGGGCGTTTGCTGGTAAGAGTCTGATAAGCGCAGCGGGGCGCAAATTCCAGAGCGCGGCGTGCGCAGCAATAGTTGAGCAGTTACGTCGCCTGCCGAAACCAACGTCGGCACCTGCTTCAGTGGAGATCGTGTTGTTTCCTCCGGATAACCGGATCCGCGATCTGGACAACTATAACAAGGCGCTGTTTGACGCCCTGACCCACGCGGGGGTGTGGGAAGACGACAGTCAGGTGAAAAGAATGCTGGTGGAGTGGGGACCGGTTATCCCGAAAGGGAAGGTCGAGATCACTATCAGTAAGTATGAGAAACCGGCGGGTGCAGCCGCCTGATTAAGAGGAGAAACGAAGTATGAATAATCTGATGGTCATTGATGGTATTGAAGTTCGTCGTGATGCTTATGGTCGTTACAGCCTGAACGATCTGCACAGGGCTGCCGGTTCTCTGGATAAGCATAAGCCTGCATTCTGGCTCCGCAATGAGCAAACTGAACGTTTAATAAGCGAGTTGCAGATTTGCAACTCGGTCAATATAGAGCCAGTTAACGTTATTCGTGGCGGAAATAACCAGGGGACGTATGTCTGCAAAGAACTGGTGTATGCCTATGCAATGTGGATCAGCCCGTCATTCCATCTGAAGGTGATCCGTACTTTCGACATGGTAACCAGCGCACCGGAAAAATTATCCGGACAGGCTGCTGACAAGATGCAGGCTGGTGTGATTCTGCTGGACTTTATGCGCCGGGAATTAAACCTGTCTAACTCTTCAGTGCTTGGTGCCTGTCAGAAACTCCAGGAGGCTGTTGGCTTACCGAATCTGGCACCGCGCTATGCCATTGATGCTCCTGCTGACGCGCCTGATGGCTCAAGCCGCCCCACGCTGTCACTGAGTGCACTGCTGAAGCAGTATGGTATCTGCCTGACAGCTAATCAGGCATATCACCAGATGGTGAAGCTGGGGATCGTCGAGCAGCGCGAACGATACAGCCGTACCGCGATTAACAACATCAAAAAATTCTGGTCACTGACAGCGAAAGGCTGCATGTTCGGCAAGAACATCACCAGTCCCGCAAATCCGCGCGAGACGCAGCCGCATTTCTTCGAATCCCGATTCCCTGAGCTGTTAAAGCTGCTCGATACCGTTCATTGAGGTGACCGTGAGAGCGCTACTGACCCCTGAAATTGCCCCGCGTATGGGGATCGTATTGTTCAGGCCAGGTTCAGAGCTGATGCCCCTGTTTATGCAGGGGCGTGTCCTGCTGGAGCCAGAGCCGGAACGTTATTCATCTTTCGCCAGTGGTGCCGTTCCGGCGGCAACACAACCGCTGGCGGATGATCCTGCCGTTCGGACCGTGTTCCGCAATGAGGCAGTGATCCGTCGTGCTGGTGGCGTGGAATGTCATGAAAGCTGGTTACTTCGTGAAAAGGGCTGTCAGTGGCCTCATTCTGACTGGCACAGCGAGAACATGACCACAATGCGGCACGCTCCGGGAGCAATTCGTCTGTGCTGGCACTGCGATAACCAGCTGCGTGACCAGTTCACGGAACGGCTGGAATCAATGGCAACGGATAACTGTGCCCGCTGGGTGTTGTCTGTCGTGCGTCGGGATCTCGGTTTTGATGACAGTCACGTTGTGACAATGCCGGAACTGTGCTGGTGGCTGGTTCGTAATGATCTGGCGGATGCCTTACCGGAAAGTGCAGCCCGTAAGGCACTGAGATTACCGAAGCCTGTTGTGCCATCTGTCACCCGGGAAAGTGACCTTGTGCCTTCGGTTCCTGCCACCAGCATCATCCAGGATAAAGCGAAAAAGGTGCTGGCGCTGAAAGTGGATCCGGAGTCGCCGGAGTCTTTTATGTTACGCCCAAAACGTCGCCGCTGGGTTAATGAAAAGTACACGCGCTGGGTTAAGACGCAGCCGTGTGCATGTTGTGGAAAGCCTGCTGATGATCCCCACCATCTGATAGGCCACGGTCAGGGGGGAATGGGTACAAAAGCGCATGATCTCTTTGTGTTGCCTTTGTGCAGAAAGCATCACGACGAGCTGCATGCGGATACCGTGGCATTTGAAGAGAAGTATGGCTCCCAGCTGGAGTTGATATTTCGTTTTATCGATCGTGCGCTGGCAATTGGTGTGCTGGCCTGATTTTGTGGAGAAAGTTGATGCGTGATATGTATGAAGTAATGGATCGTTGGGGAGCTTGGGCTGCTTCAGACAATAGCGGAGTGGACTGGCAGCCGATAGCGGCTGGTTTCAAGGGACTTTTACCTCATGGCAAAAAGTCACGGATTCAGTGTGATGATGACGAAGGCATCATGATAGACAGTTGTGTGGCTCGGTTGAGAAGGTATAAACCAGAGGAATATGAGCTCATCATCGCCCACTTTGTTATCGGTATCTCATTACGTACTATTGCGAAGAAGAGAAAATGCTCTGATGGCACAATTAGGAAGGAACTGCAAACTGCAATGGGGTTTGTTGACGGCTGTTTAGCAATGTTAGCTTATAGTATGGCATAAAAAATAAAATAGATTTACTGCCGATTTTTCAAAAAAGACTGGGAACTGTTTATATCCAACGTAAATAAGGCCTCCATAAAACATGGCTGATGCGAGATATTTAACAGTTCTCATCCTTTTTTTAGCTTTATCAATCAAACCTGTAATGCTACTCTTAATACTATCTGCATTATCTTTGATTTCTTTATTTTCTTCAAACTTTAAATACTTATCGAAAGCGGACTCCACTCGAGAACGTAAGTTGTCGAATGTTTCATTGAATATCTCAATAGAAATGTAATTGACTTTTTTTATCATCCAAAGTCCTGCGATAATCAATATTGCTTCGGTTGTTTCATTAGCCTTCACTAAGCCACCAGCAGCTATTAATGCACCGGGAATAGTCAATGCTTTTGTCTGATTAGATGATATGAATTCGTTAATTTTACTCGTGAACTCAAGATTTTTCTCATCGAGTTCGTTAAGAATTTTATTTACAGAAAACCTCTTTGTGTAAATCTCATATAGTTCATCATATTTTTTCCTGACGAGTTCAGTAGAGTTAAGCAAGTCAAAGAAATTGAATGTACCATTTGCTTTAAATACTTCGTTTATGGCTGAGCGTATAACGAGCTTGCGCTCGCTTTTGTGTAAATCATTGATTTTTATTGTGTCGAGAAGCTCCTTTATAATTTCATATTTAAGAGACGAGTTCGATAAACGATTAATCTCGCTATATTGTAAAAAATGCGTGAGTTCGACTGTATAACTTTTGTCTTCATTGGTGAAAAATAAGACAGAGCAGTCACTGTTATGATGATCAGCAATTAATGAAAGGATATCTTTCCACATAAAGAAAATATGGATTTTTTCGATGCTTTCATTCTTAGAAGTAGGGAGTATTAACGGCGTTCCGATGATATAATTTTTCGGAAGAGCGTTTTGGGTGTTTACTCTAGACCAAAAAGACTCAACATTCTCATAAATTATAGCGTCATCCCAAGATGAAGCTTGGCGATCTAGCCAAATTTCATTATTTTCGATGCAGGTTGTTGCCTTTTTATAACCTATAGATTGTAACAGTCTAATTATTTCAGAACTATTTACAATAACAATGCTTTCTTCAAGACTTATGACAGTGTAGTAGCCCTCAACTCTGCTTGAGGCTCCGTTAATAATCTGCGCTAATCTTGATAAGTCATCAGCAATTGTCATTATTAGCTGTCTCTATATCTTTTGAGTTCATCATAATTTGCCTGACTCAATTTTATCACAATTTCGCATTTGTTGTCAGTGAGAATTACAGGCTTATTTGACTTTTCGTCTCCAATAGCTCCACGCATTATTTTCAACTTAAAATTATTGTCGTTATCTGCCACTTCAATTGTAAGCGCGCTTTCAGCTGCTTTAGGAGTTGGTTCAAATTGAGGGTCAATCTGGAAACCATTAAGATTAACAAAATCGACAAACGTTCCCTTACATTTGTGTGAATCAGTCAGGCATGAGTCAATTATTTTTGAAATATCCTCTATCTTAACGGACTTATTTCCGTGTTTATCTTTTGATTTTTTTTCCAGTAAGGATTTAACTTCATTGTCAATAGTATCACGCAGTACACGACCGAGTGAGTTTTTACTAGCAAAAATATCTATAGCACTGAATAATTGCTGAATGCTTCTTTTATTGTCCGAATCATGTCGGCAACCTAATGAGTCTTTGAAAAAATCGCTTTTAGATTTACCTTGCAAGAAATGTACATATGAGTCACCCTTGTTTTCTGGATAACTGGCTTCGAATAAAGTTAAATCGAACATCGCAGCCTGCCGTAAGGCATCGGTATTAATTGGATTTAATCTTGTTGGGGTCAACTTATCCGAATCAAAGTCATAGGCGCTTTGTTTATCAACCATTACGATTAGAAGTTTCCCCAAATCCTCTGGTTCAGTAGACTTATAGTGGATGAAAACAACGCTCCCCCCCTGAAGTTGGGCAACTCTCGATTCGTTATTAGCATTATGTTTAAGCTTCTCTATTATAGCTCTAGATAAATCAATGAATTCATTATTTTTATTAATGTATTTTTTTAGGATCGTAGGAATGGATGAAGGGTTGTGATCTGAGTCTAGGAAGTTATGAAATTTGTTTTTTCGGCTAAATTTTTTCTCAATTCTGGTTATGAATTCAGATGTGACTTCATTTTTTAGATCCCAAACTTCACCTAATCGATAATCAAATGCTCTTGAATCATTTTTTTCAAGATTTGCTGTTACAGCACCAATAGGAAAGTACGATTGTTTGCCCAGCACTACAACATGAGGCGTGGCACCGCATTTATCGCAAGCTACAGTTGGGTCGTCAAGAACATTGCCACATTCTAAACAAGTTATATCCATTATATATCCCGAATTATAAGAATGAATTTTTATGTGGCTGAAAATTCTATCAAAACACTAACGCGTACGCAAAAAGTATTGTATTGTGTTAAGAGTGGTTACTTCGTCACACAGCTTAAACCCGCCGTCGAGCGGGTTTTTCCATTTTTTGAGTCTCGATATTAGCTGATAACCCAATACCTGAGTTATTCACTGACTCCGAGTCTGTTACGTTTCGTAGTATTCCCTCAATTTACACCCGCTTTGTCTGCGAGGTGGGGTTATGAAATCCATGGATAAGTTAACAACGGGTGTCGCCTATGGCACCTCAGCAGGTAGTGCCGGGTACTGGTTTTTACAGCTGCTAGATAAAGTCACGCCCTCACAGTGGGCGGCAATTGGAGTGCTGGGTAGCCTGGTATTTGGCCTGCTGACGTACCTGACAAACCTTTATTTCAAGATTAAAGAAGATAAGCGCAAGGCTGCACGGGGAGAGTAATTCAATGACTCAAAACTATGAACTGATTGTGAAAGGGATCCGCAATTTTGAGAATAAAGTTACGGTAACTTTAGCGTTACGGGACAAAAAACGCTTTGACGGTGAAATTTTTGACCTGGACATCTCGCTGGACCGTGTTGAAGGTGCCGCGCTGGAGTTTTATGAGGCAGCAGCCAGAAGGCGCATCAGACAGGTCTTCCTGGATGTTGCTGCCGGGTTATGTGAAGGGGATGAGCTGTCGCCGGAAAAGCGCCCCATAATTTTAGAGGCGCAGAATGTGTGGATAACCTACAAAGGAAAGCTACCGGGAAGAATTACTGGTTCTCTGAAGACTCCGCCGAAATGGTAATTTCACCAGCATATTTTTCTTCCAGTAATACCGCCAGCCACTTGAAAGAATTTTGTTGTTGCTGGGACCATTTGGGGTTGAGTGATTCAAGCTGGAGCGATGCCAGTGTTGGTTGCATTTGTTCCTTGGGAATTGAGAATGCCAGATATGAAAATGCGACAGTAAGGGCATTTACATCATCCCGAAGCCTGGAAATGCAGTCGAGCAACTCCTGTAGAGAAATGGTGCTATTGTCCATAAACAATCCTCTCTATTGTATTTAACTATTCCTTGCCTGATTCAACAGGCCGGGACAGATAAACATATCCAGGGTTCAGAAACCGATAAATCCTGATAAATATCCATGAACGCAAAAATCAGATACGGCCTGTCGGCTGCCGTTCTGGCACTGATTGCCGTCGGTGCGCCTGCGCCTGATATTCTCGACCAGTTTCTGGATGAAAAAGAAGGTAACCACACAACGGCATACCGCGATGGTTCCGGCATCTGGACCATCTGTCGGGGTGCCACGGTGGTGGATGGAAAACCCGTTTTTCCCGGTATGAAACTGTCGAAGGAAAAATGCGACCAGGTTAACGCCATTGAACGGGATAAGGCGCTGGCATGGGTGGAGCGCAATATTAAAGTGCCACTGACCGAACCACAGAAAGCGGGTATCGCGTCATTTTGTCCCTATAACATTGGCCCCGGTAAGTGTTTCCCGTCGACGTTTTATAAGCGGCTGAATGCCGGTGATCGTAAAGGTGCATGCGAGGCGATTCGCTGGTGGATAAAAGATGGTGGGCGCGATTGCCGCATACGTTCAAATAACTGCTATGGACAGGTTATTCGTCGAGACCAGGAAAGCGCATTAGCCTGTTGGGGGATAGATCAGTGAGCAGAGTCGCCGCGATTATTTATGCTCTGGTTATCTGCATCATCGTCTGCCTGTCATGGGCTGTTAATCATTACCGTGATAACGCAATCGCCTACAAAGAGCAGCGCGATAACAAGGCCAGTGAACTGGAGAAGGCGAGCGCCACCATCGCTGACATGCGGAAGCGTCAACGTGATGTAGCAGAACTCGACGCAAGATACACAAAGGAGCTTGCTGATGCTAACGCGACTATCGAAAGTCTCCGTGCTGATGTTTCTGCTGGGCGTAAGCGCCTGCAAGTCGCCGCCACCTGTGCAAAGTCAACGACCGGAGCCAGCGGCATGGGCGATGGAGAAAGCCCAGGACTTACAGCAGATGCTGAACTCAATTATTACCGTCTCCGAAGTGGAATCGACAAGATAACCGCGCAGGTTAACTACCTGCAGGAATACATCAGGACGCAATGCCTGAAATAATTTTTTTGCAAATCACAAAGTCCATTTATTGAGCCTCGCGATGCGGGGCTTTTTGCAATAAATGCGTACCGCAACGCATGTTTTTTACACCGAACCTGCCCCTTTGGAATGGGCCTTTGAGGATACCAGTTAGTGCTGGCGAGCCTCGGTGGGCTGGTTTCCTGTGCGGCAAAGGTTCATTTCAAAGAGTAGGTACACGCTATGAAATCATTAACCCTCTTCAATCAACCAATTCGTATCGGTGAAGATGGCATGATCTGCCTCACTGATATGTGGAAAGCCAGTGGTAAAAGTGAATCTGAATCGCCTTACCACTACCTGCGAAACAAGCAGACCAAAGAGTTCTTAGCCGAGCTGGAGAAAAACCACGAATCTGTGGTTTTTACTGAGCGCGGTGTACACGGTGGAACATATGGCGGGAAGTTTGTTGCTTACGATTATGCGGCTTGGTTAAACCCCGGGTTCAAGTACGCGGCCTATAAAGTCCTCGATAACTACTTCACCGGAGAACTTCAGCATCGCAACAGCTTAAGTGCGCAGCTCAACATGAAATGTCATGAGTTTGACCAGAATAAAGACATGGCGAGCTTCTGCGGACAAGGGCTGGCAGCATGGCGCTATACGAAGCCAGTGTTGGTCGCTGAGATTAACTCCCTGGCTAACCAGCTGCAGATTACGATCCCCGGGCTTCCGGGATGAGTGATCGTGTCATTGAATGCGCCTCCAGAGCGGGGCGCGACTTCTCAGAGTTCATGAAAGGCGAGAAGGGCATGATGGAAGCATTGGCCTCGGTGGATGAGTTTGGCGAGCAGCTGCGCCTCAACGGCTGTGTCAATCATCACTTTGTTAGCTACATGATGCGGAACTCGATCATGCAGGCATTCATGGACATGGCAAAAGCCGAGAGGAAAGAAGAGCGCCGGCGTAAGCGAGCGGAAGCAAAAGCAAAAGCAAAAGTGAAGTAG